GTAAGACCTGCAGGTTCTAGGCTAAAGACATTCGGTGGTAGAGCTAGTGGCCCTGCCCCTTTAGTTGACTTGTTTAACTTTTCAGTAAAAGTATTTAAGGATGCACAAGGACGAAAGTTATCATCAATAGAGTGCCATGACCTCATGTGTAAAGTTGGTGAAATTGTTGTCATGGGTGGGGTAAGAAGATCAGCTATGATAAGTCTTTCTAACTTGTCAGATAGTAGAATGAGACACGCTAAGTCAGGTGATTGGTGGACTAACGATCCTCAACGTGCTCTAGCTAACAATTCTGTAGCCTATACAGAGAAGCCTGACAGCCTGTCGTTCATGCGTGAGTGGATGGCTCTAGTTGAATCAGGTAGTGGTGAGCGTGGTATCTTTAACAGAGAAGCCAGTAGGAAGCAAGCTGAGAAGTATGGTAGGCGTGATCCTAACCATGAGTTCGGAACTAATCCATGCTCAGAGATAATCCTCAGGCCATACCAGTTCTGTAATTTGACAGAGGTTGTTGTCAGGTCTAAGGATAACTTTGCTGACTTAGCACGTAAGGTAAGGATAGCTACAACACTAGGAACTATACAGTCTACCTACACTAAGTTTCCATACCTTCGTAAAGTGTGGAAGGACAACACAGAAGAAGAGCGTCTGCTAGGTGTATCTCTAACAGGCATAATGGACAACCCTTTACTAACGAGTAGACAAAATGGACTATCGAAGAATCTCGAAAATCTTAGACAGGTTGCAGTTAACACAAATAATAGTTTGGCTAATACTCTTGGGATTAATCCTTCCACTGCTATTACCTGCGTCAAACCTTCAGGAACCGTCAGTCAACTCGTTGACAGTGCCTCAGGTATCCACGCAAGACACTCAAAACACTACATCAGGACAGTCAGAGGTGACAACAAAGATCCACTGACAGCCTTTATGAAGGATCAGGGTATACCTAATGAACCTTGTGTAATGAAACCTGATCAGACTACAGTGTTCAGCTTCCCTATCAAGTCTCCTGCCAACGCTATAGTTACTGAGGATATGTCAGCTATAGATCAGTTAGAGACATGGCTTATGTATCAGAGACATTGGTGTGAGCACAAGCCTAGTGTGACTATCAACGTAAGAAAGGATGAGTGGTTTGAGGTTGGTGCGTTTGTTTACAAACACTTTGACGAGATGTCAGGTGTATCTTTCCTACCGTACAACGAACACACCTATCAACAAGCACCTTATCAGGATATAATGAAGAGTGAGTATGTGACATTATTGTCACTAATGCCAGAGAAAATAGATTGGGCACTCTTGACAAAGTACGAAAAAGAAGATAGTACTAAGTCAAGCCAGACATTTGCTTGCACTGGTGACGTATGTGAAATGGTTGATATAACTTAGAGGAGAGTAATATGATAGAACTTTATGCAATATTTGCAACTGCAGTAGCTATTCATTCAATTTTCTTTACATAAGATGGATGATGTAGTAAATAAGCCACCTCACTATGGAGATGGCAATATAGAGTGTATTGATTACATGAAGGATAACATGGACACTATGATGTTCATGGGTTACTTAGAAGGTAATTGTAAGAAATACATGCACAGATACAGGTACAAAGGCAATCCTGTAGAAGACCTCAAGAAAGCTAAGTGGTACTTAGATAAACTGATACAGGAGATGGAAGGAAACTAAATGTTTAGTGCTATAATTCCAGCGTGTAATATGTCAGTGACAGATTGTAGAACTTTCGGAACACCTAGAGTTTTTAACACAGAGAATGAATGCTTAGTTTCTCTAGCCGATGGTAGAATGCAAATTGAATCACAAGGTTGGATGATTATGGATTCTCACTGTTACCATTGGGGTCAAAAGGTATAAAAAAAGGGGGAGCTGTTTAGGCTCCCTCATGTCTTTCTTTTCTTTCCTGACGCTGTTGTGGACCAAGATACTCTCTTTGGTCCTTTCTTTTTGGAAGCCTCCTTCTTGGAGATTCTTCCTGCCACCGACTTCGGCCTACAGGCTGGATACGGACGCTTGCTTCCCTTAGCTTTCTTACGTCCACAAGGTTTACCAGTCTTAACATCAACCCAATCCTCAGCAAACCATTTACCCAAGCCACCTTTAGCCATTAGCCTCTAGCCCTTTTCTTTGCTGTAGCACTAAGGTCTTTGAAGTGGTATATCCTCTTACTTGTTTTACCGTGGGTCTTACCTGAGTGTAGCTGTCCGTTAGGCATTTTGTGAGTACCACCCTTGTGCTCTCTACCATCTTTAAAGTAATGTTTTACACCCTTAGCCATGTCAGCAACAATCACATTCTGGATTACACTTGCGATTCATTATCGCACACCAAAGTCTTTTCAAATATCTTCTCATTTGTTTTTATTCCCCTTTTTCATTTTCTTTAACTTATCAAAGTCAGCTTTTGTTATCTTCTTTCTTGGCGCAGCTACAGCAGCCAATCGTTTTTGTTTTGGTGAGTACTTTGAAGTTGGCATTATGTTTTCCTCTTTACTCTGTTGTCTTTACCTGACCATGTACCACCCTTAGACTTGTACCATTTAGAAGCCCAAGCATTTGCGTAGGCACTAGGGTATACTTTAAACTTCTTTTTTGCTGCTGCTTTAGCTCTTGACCAAAGAGCAGGATTGTTTGGTTTTGGACTTGACATTATTTACCTCTACTATCTTCTGTTTCCCATCGCAGTAAATCCGAAGTACGCTCCGACAAGTGCTGATACTGATACAACGTATATGTTAGCTATGTCAGCTATCAACATTGCAGCAGTCTCTTGACCAATTAAGGTACAGAGAAAGATACCTGCAGGGTACAACACCATACCTGAGAGAGCAAACCAAGTCATGTTGCGCTGGGCATCACGCTTGGCATCGTCATCCTCCAATCGTCTACGTCTGTCGTCTAGGTAAAGCTGACGCTCTTCGGCATCTAGTTTACCATTCTTATCTAAGTCGTATTCTTCTACCATTATAAATCGACCCAACCCATAGCGACTAGTAGACCTAGCGCCCCACCACATACCATAAGAAATAAAACTACAGCAACAAAAGCCATCTCAGCATTTTCTTTCATGCGTTGAGCTTCTAGTCTTGCTTGTCTTTCTTCTTCTTTTCTTTCTTCAGAAATTTCTTTACGAAGTTTGAGTAGTTCCTGATAAGCAGAGTAGCCAATAGTGTTAACAATGAACTCTCTCAGTTCTTCCTCAGCCTGTTTAGCCTGTTGGCGTTTCATAAACGTGTCTAAAGCTTCCTCGTTTGTGCTACTGAAGGGGCTTTGTTTTTTCTTTTCGTGAGCTTTCTTGGCACTGTCTACACTGTCAAAGAAACCTGCTAGTTCCTTGGACATTGATGCTAAACTTTTACCTGCACTGATGCCACCCTTGACCATTGCCAATGCGCTGAGTGGATCAATCATAGTTAGCCTCTAGGATCAAACATATCTTTGTGGTCTCTGTTTAGGAACTCGATTGTTCTCTCTAACAGGGCTACCCTTTGCTGAAGATCAACGATACGCATTATACTTAAACTAATGCTGTCTATCTCTTCCCATATCTCATCAGTCTCATCATATATATCTGTCTCAGTGTCAGACACTACCTCAGCCAAGTCGTTTATATTCTTTTTATTCTCTTCTACATCTCTCTTGGTATTGACAGTATCCTCGATAGCCATACGACTACCAAGTTGACTTACTGTGTCCTCAAGTGATGTTATTGTAGCTGCCTGTTGGCTGACCCACCATACACCACCAGCCAACTGTACAGCCATAGCCATAACCAAGGCTAAAGGTAACTTCATGTTCTCCATTTACTCTACCACTTCTTACATGACCAGTATCGTGCTGAGAACTTGTCCTTTGCAGTTGAACACCTATGTCTTGCACGAAATGATTTTCTACGTTTAGGGTTTGACTTTTTGATTGTCATGTTTGCATCACCAAACCTGATAATCTTTTCTTTACCACCTTTACAAGCCTTGACAACAAACTTCTTACCACCAGATACCTGACGCTTAGGTCTGTTGCACTTCATCTTTGATTTGTCTATAGGTGTTCTAGCCACGGTATCTACCAAATGTTATAGTCTTCAAGAAACCTCTCCAAATTTCTATCGGTGACGGTAACATCCACCCTAGTACAGCTAGTAGTATCATCCACATGGGTATGTCTTGGTTCAGTACTTTAACACTACCTGCGTCACCATCAACGCTGAAAGCACCCTGCGATTGGTTGACGTTTACGTTCTCACCTGATATGTCTCTACTCTGGTCAATGGCTGACTGGTTGTTCTCTTTACCTATCTGTGTGTTGGCGTTGACTGATGTACCACTGCCACCGCCTCCACCACCGAAGCTGCCTAATATTCCTAGAGGTGACAAACAGCCACCTAGAAATAGTACGAGTGTTAATGCTAGTGCTAGTCTCATTCACTTGAATCCCTAGTTTTTAATAATATTTCTTTTGTTTGTTCTACAGTTTTTAAAGCTCTGTTACCCTGTTCTGCTTTAGGGTCTTTATAGAAAGAATCTCCTGCTACAAGATCCACTTTAGGAAGCGTTCCCTCTGCATAGGTTCCTTTTTTAATATCAAAAGGAACAGGCATAGATGCAAACTCTAGAGCTAACATAAACATTGCTCTATCTACAGAAACACTTTCATCACCTTCTAAAAATTTACCAAGGTCTTCTCTTTTTTGACCTATTAGGTATATCCCTATACTATCTTGAACCTCAGGAGAAAATACAGTATCATCTGAAAGTTCTAAACCTTTTACTGCTTGCTCAAAAGTACTTGGTCTTGTTTGATATTTACCTACAGTAAACAGCCTTTCAGGATTATTAGGGTCTTTAATTGCTTGATAATTTCTAATTTCACTTATAGTCAACTCAGAGATTTTCTTACCGCCACGTGAACCTTCTCTCTCTGCGCCTATTATATTTCCGTTTATTGTTCCTCTGTTTATTGAATTATAGGTTCCTTCACCCTCACCAATAAACTCTAATAAACCTTTTTTACTGGAGGGCTGCACCTCAACAGCAGTGTCAGTACTAGACTCAGAAACAGTAGCTTCTTGATCAGGTTCAACAAATCTTTTCTCAATAGGCACTGTAGACTCGTAGAACGGTCTGTCTGGATTAGGTGACGCTGGTTGCTGTTGTTCCATAGCCTGTATACCACCTTGAATAACATCGACTGCCTCATCTATTCTTTTTATTACAAGAGTACCACGTTTGACTGACACATTATTTTCGTTGACATCAGCAATAGTTTCTACAACTTCTTGCCGTTCTTTTTCTACAACTAAAGTTCCACCTGTAATAGATATATTAGCCACTAGTCTTTAATCCTTACGTCACCGTTGATGTCAGTGTAGTACTCACCTTTATCTATAGATGCAAACAACTTTTCATCCGAATCAGTTTTGTCTGACCATACGATTTGCCAAGGGTTTTTAAGAGTACCTAAAGAATTTCTTTCAGGAGCTTCTACCTCTTGTATCATCATACTGTCTATGGCTGCAGTATCTACACCAAGTTTTCTCAAGTTGTCTGAGTAAAGTTTCATACCGTCAGATAGTTTCTTGATTTCTCTGTATGCTTGGTACTCACTTGTTATGTTGAAACCTTCTTTCTCTAGATTACTTCTTTCAAAGGTACTCAAACGTCTGCCACGATCAGCAATCATAGCTGTAATATTACCATTGTAATGCTTAGAGGCTAAACCTGTAGCAAGGTCTCTCGCTGTTTCACCCATTCTAAAAGCACCCTGCATTGTGCGTCTTTCAAGGTTAAATTCTATCTTACCTGCGCCAGTTAGATCAAAGTAACTGTTCTGTAGTGTCCCTGAGGCAGCAGTTGAGTAGACATTTGCTTGTGCTTTGAGGCCATCAATCAACCTATTTCTAGCTAACTTAGAAGCCTCAGGATCAAGGCCATCTATGATCTTTAGTTTAGTATACGTATCATCATTATAAACTAGATACATTGTTTCAGGATCAATAATCTTACCTGAGGTAGCTACGTTTACTGTAGCCAAACCAACACCTGCAAGAAAGTTGTCTCTGTGTTCTGGTTGATTCATCATCTCAGGTGTAACAGAGTTTAGTCTAGTTGATACAGCTATTTCAATAGAACCCTTACGCTTCCTATTACTTCTTTCTTCAGCTAAGTCACCTTGTTCTGGATCATGTAGGTTTAATGTGATAGGTTCAACTGGAGGTAACTCTTCTGTAGTTACTTCACCAGCTTCAGGCGTGTCTACATTTAAAGTATCAAGAGGAGTGTAGACAATATCACTACCCTCTAGTTCTGATAGTAGTTTTCTAAGTTCAGGGTATTTATCAACAACTATACCTGTAGGATCAAATTTATCTGACAACAAAGCATTACTCAAGATAGGGTCTTTGATCTTTTCTTTAGCTAGTTTCATCAACACTTCACTGTTATGATTGACAATATCTGCTTTCATTGCGGCTAGTGTTCTGTCATCGTAGGACTCAAGACTTGTCAGAAGGTCTGAAAGTGTGTCTATCTGTGACTGAACAACTTGCCAGTCCTCAGCAGGTACAAGAGGTGGTTTTGTTAACTGTGCCTTGGCTATATCAAACTGTGTTCTAAGTTTTACTACTGTTTCTGGTGTGATATTACCACCGCCCATCTCAATATCTAAACCTGCTAGAGCCTGACCTCTCAAGTTCTCTAGTGTTTGATTAGCGTTTGGTACATATGTTTCAAGAAATTCTTGTCTTGTTATGTTCTTTGCGTTTACTAAGTATAATGCTGCAGCTTCATTTCTCTGCACATCAGACATAGCTAAAGCTAATACATCATTGTCTGTGTAAGGTTTACCTGCTGTCTCAAGTGTTGCTCTTGCATTGTACAAATAAGCAGGATTAGCTGAAATTTTTTCTATAGTATTGTTTATAGCTTCTTGCTGAGGATTGAAGTTTATAAAATCAACATCAATACCTGTACGTTGCTTTATCATACGAGCTTCAGCTTCACCTATATCAAAACCTAGGTTATTGTACTCAGCTATTGCAGAGTTTACTACAGACCTAGCCTGTAAAGGTTTTGCTCCTCTAGCATTATCTATAGCTTTTGACAAAGCTGCAAAAGCACTACGATTTACTTGACTTTCTGTAGGTGCAGAAGCTCTTTTAGCTGCATCCATTGCGTCTAGTGTTTTGAAGACACCTGATCCTATAGCATTTAACCCTGCAGCAACTGCAGCACCACTGCTTGCGCTAGGCATATTTACACCTTTTTCGAAAGCTGATCCCTCATCACCAATATCTATTGCAAATCCAGCCATATTGTTTCCTTATCTGGTTTGTTGCGTGAGAAGCTCTGCATCGTACTCTAATCCTAGACGCATGGCGTTTCTCATAATTTCTGGAAGTATTTCAACTCTTATCAAACTACGCTGAAGTTCAAGCTTTAGACTGTTTGACAGGTTAGAAGACCAAATAGTGTCGTTTATTTCTTCCCACAGTTTAGTTCCTCTAATCATATCATCTTTATTACCTGTTGTCAACAAGGAAATAGCTTGTGCTGCGTCACCTTTTAGACTTCTTGACAGTTCTCTATATCTTCCACTCTTGTTGAATACCATTTCTTGATAATCATAGTAGTTTTGTACAGGAGCAGGTGTAGCACCAAAGAGAACTGCAGCAGCAGCTTCAGGTTCCATACCCTGAATTACCATTTTTCTAGTTCTGCTTCTGTAGTTTCCTGTCTGTATAAGTTCTTTAATCTTATTGTACTTGTCAACAGTAGATAAGTTTCTTACTAACTGAGTAAGGTCTTCTCTAACCATCTCAGTTTTACCACCTAACATAGCTTTATAGGCACTAGCAGCTACAGCTATCATATCTCTTGATATTTCACCTGATGGACCAAAGAGTGTTGTCACAAGGCTTTCATCAAATAGCTTTCTGTATGTCTCTATAAGCTGATCAACAGGTGCTACACGTTGAGCATAAGCAGTTTCTGTACCAAGAAAGTTTGAAAGCAGTGCATCTATCACACCATACTTAACTCTGTTAAATACTTTTACTGTGTCTGGGTCATCAGATTTATAGCCTAATTGTTCTGTGGCATATCCAGCCATTTTACCTGCGCCAAGACCTGTTAGTCCAAACATTGGCCCCATTACAGCAAACATACCTACTCGCTCACTTGGAGTAAAGTTACGTCCTACCACTATGTTTTCCATAGCTCGTAAGCTAAAGGTTAGCCACTGTGTAGGAACTCGCATAGGTCCACTCTGAACAAAACTTCTTGACTGTGTAGTCATTCTAAAAGTTAAGTCTTGCTCACGATTAGAAATCCAAAGCTTACCTTCTGATGATAGTGGATCAATATTAGGACGTTTAACACGATGCTCAAGGAAAGCTGTAGCTAATCCAGCCATCCTTGTTACTCGCTCACCACCCTTAAAGAACATTGTTGAACGATCTAAGAAAGTACCTACAGCTTCTTGCCCTTTACCTATAAGATTGCTTGAAGCACCAAACTTTTGTGGAGCCTGTAATTCTATGACCTGATTGTCAATAGTGCTACGTCCACTTTCATCAATATATCTGACAAGAGTCGCTAACTCAGCCTCTTCTATACCACTGTACTTTGCTAGTCTTTGTATAGCTAATCGTCTGGTTGCTGAGTCTGGTAGAGATGTTATTAGAAATAAAGGAGTTGTTAGTCCTAAAGCTTTTATACCTTGTCTTGGGGATATAGCTGTTATTGTTAGAGCATGAAGCCCTTGCAACATGAACTGGTCTGGGTTAAAAAATCCAAACTTAGAGTAAAAACCAACCTGCAACAGTCTAGACGCTGGGTCAGCTTTGGTAAAGTTTACTTTCTTACCTGTTTTCTCAAAGACAAACTCAGTAGCAGATGAAGTAAAACTATCCCACTTGTCACTTAACCAAGTAGACTGGTTCATCCTACGTTTTATTATCTCTTGTTGCTCTCTAAGTTGTGCAGCTATGTCGTTGAACTTACCAGTCTTAGCTACCTCAGCTTGTATAAAGCGATTGTAGTAATCATTCTCTGGTACACCTCTAGGGAAACTTACAAGTCCTTCTGACTTCTCAGCAAGTTTTACCCAACCAACCATAGCATTCTGTGATGCTGCACGATTAGCATAACCAAAAGCCTCAGATCCAAACTGATCAGCTATGTTTGCTATAGGACTAGCGTTGACAGCTTTCTTACCACCAAACTCCATAAGAGGTGTGTCACCACGCTTCATGTTTATACGTGTACCAACAACCTCACCAAAGGTTACATTTGACATAGCTGGGTCTTCACCAGCTTCACGAATGGAAATCTTTTGGTCTCTAGCTCTGCCTACAAAATCTTCTGTAAACCTGAAGTTGTACTTTAGAGCAAGCTCTTGTAAATCCTCTAAGTCAGTTATGTGTTTGTTCCAAGCATTGTTTGCACGTATAACATCACCTAGCTCATCGTACTGAGACTTAGGTAAGTTCATATCAGCTATGTCTTCAACACCAGTGTCATCCATCAGTGCTCTTACTTTACGAGTTATAGCATTTAACTGATTGACTGCTGTACGTGCCTGATCCTGACCGAAAGAACCTAACATAGTTTTGAAACCTACAGATATTTTATTACCTGATATTAGCTTCTGTTCTTTTACAGCACCAACAAAGTATCTAAACTCAGCATTTGTCCTTGGGCCACCTACGTTATAAGGCATAACATCGACACGCTCAAGTACTCTTATTGAGTCTACATTGGTGACATATAGGTGGTCTAAGAATGTATTAGGTATTTTGTAAACAGGAACGTCAGGGTTAAGGTCTTTTGATCCTGATCGTCTAGATTTGTTTGCTGCTATATCAAGAATAAACTCTCCATCAGGTACGGAAGATACTCTGTACCCAATATCGCTGTAGTCAGGTGTAATATTGACAAGTTCTCCACCTTCAGCTACAACACGCTTCAACCTTTCAGAAGACTTGATTTGCCAAGTTGTGTCGTTTATGTCCTGTAAAGCTTCGTAAGCGTCTACTGTAGTTTTCTTAGGTTTAGTTCCGTACATTGTTTTGTACAGACCTTCAAAAGACTGCCTTGTAGGGGCTTGTCTCATGTACGATAACTCACCATCACGTAGCTGAGTCATAAAATCAGACAAGTTTTGTAGTTCTTTACCTTTTACTGCACGAATAGTCTTTTGATAAGGCTTAATTAAGTCACCTATAAGTGCCTGACCAGCCTCAGCCTGTAAAAACTTACCACCAATCTTGTCACCAAGGCGTACTGTAGAAGCTCCAAAGACTTTGTTTATAGAATCAGTTACAAAACCACCAAAGTCAAACCTGTCAATCTCATCAGGAAGACCTAATACATTTACACGCTGCTCAGTTTCTACAAACCAACCCCTACCTTCTTCTTTCTTGACTACTTTTAGGCTAGGGTCTTGTGCAGCTACAGCTTCAGCGTCCATCTTACGTCTAAACGCTACACCACTACCGTCTTTACCTAGTCTAACAACAACTTTGTAATCATCAGAACCTTCGTCAATCAATCTTCTGCTGTTTACAACTACATCATTAGTTCTTTCTGCTATGTTTGCAGCTATTCTTGTAGCCATTAACTCTAGTGTTGGCCTAGGTACGTACTCGCCAAAGGAACCTCTACGGTTCATTTCTTCAAGTTTCTCTGTAAGTACAGTTTTTCTAGAACCATCTCTAAAAGCAACACCACTAGGTCTGCTGATTGGTCCTTTTACAGGATCTAACTCATCAGGAAGTGTACGTCCTGCGTTGATCAAATCTGTTTGAGCACCTGCGTCATCAACTAGTTTACTTGCTACTTGAGCAGAGCTTACTTCATCACCTAAAACAGAGACAGTATCAACTGGTCTTCTTGACTTGTAGATACCTAAAAGTTTAGACGGAAGTGTAGCTGTTTCTGTAGCTAGTGTTTTTGACCCTTTTACTGCTGCACCAGCTATTCTTGTACTACCTAAAGCTACTAAATCTATACTTCCAAACAAAAAGTTTAGACCAGCATAAGGATCATCCCCTAAATAGGTAGCATCGTTGGCTGCTTTGTATAAGTTCCATAGGCTGTCTTCTGAAAAGATACCCTCAGACTTTCTTTCCCCTAAGTACTCCTTAGCCCACTCTTCAAAGTCTGCAGGTTTTAGAGTATTGAAAGCTTCACGAATGTCTCTACCTTCACGGTTTGACCTGAAGGTTACGTTTTCAAAAGCTCCTATGGTAAGCTCTCGTAAAACATTTACATCAAGAAAGCTTAGTATCTTTGATATACCTGACTGATCGTTAGCTTCTAGTTCTTTCTGAAGCAGTCTGTTCCATACTTCCATGTTTGTCAGTGTTCTAGCAGCGTAGCCGTTGACACCGTTGTCTGACAACATAAGGTTCTGTACCAAGAAATCCTCACTAAGGGTCATGTCGTCACCCTTTTCTTTTCTTTCTTGTATAATATCAGCTATATCCTCAGGAGATAATCCATCGTTGTAAGCTTGGTCTATTGCTAGAGCGTAGTCAAAGTTTACAGCATTAGTCTTAGCTGCAGTCTCCGAGACAGGATCACCTGAATTACGTTCAGCTTCAACCTGATCAACAGGAACATTAGTAGCTATAGAAATCTCTTGAGCTTTGACTCTTTCTATTTGACTGAAGGGGTTGTATGGTTCCCTTTCAACTTCAGTATTTGCAGAGAGAGCTAACTCGTTGAATATTTCATCATCAAGAGTTAAGAGTGTTGTCATCTACCACCACCGCCTGTACGTCTAGGTGTTGAAGGTGGAGTACTTGAGCTAGGAGTTTGACCAGAGTCAAATCCACCAAAGTATTGAAAACCTTGCATACCTAAACCAGCTATAGAACCAAACATTTGAGCTTGACTTGCTTGATAGTTAGCTTGTCCTGTTAGGCTTGTAAACTGTTGACCAAGCCCTGACATTTGAGAACCGTAACCTAGGTTTGTTCCTAGTTGAGAGGATAAACTACCCATAGCCCCAGCAAAACCTGATGAGGTTTCAACACCTGCTGCTTGAGCTTGTGCTCTAGCTTGTGATCTTCTTATTATATTAGCTCTTATAGCTTGTCTTCTTTGCCTAGTAGCTTGTTGCCTTTGCATTGTTACTTGAGTTTGTGCTGCAGCCCTTGATGCTTTTGCTGCTCTATTAGATGCACTTATTGAAGCTGCTGTACCGTAAGTAGCTAAACCTGCTGCAAGGGCAGCCCCTGCACTTAGCGCACCAGTGACAGCTAATGTTGTAAATAATGCCATTTTATATTTCCTTTACATAGGCTGTTTCTACTGGCTCAAAACCTTTTCTTTTAAAGAGTATACCAGCTTTACTGTCTAAAACATTATCAATTTCTGATAATCTAACAAAACTACAATCTTTTTCTTTTGCCCACTCTACGTATTTGTCAATTAACTTTGGTGCAGTCTTACCGTTTCTGTGGTTAGGGTCTATCCAAAGCATTAACTCTTGAGCTACTCTGAAGTCATTTATAGGCATTTCTGTTATTACAGAGATAAGTCCACCTACTACTTCATTCTCATGTAGGGCTATGTAGACAAAACCAAACTCACTGTCTACAAGTTGTTTAAATAATAAATTTGTTTTATTACTATCAAACTTTGCCCAAGACTTTTGAGAAGCTTCTTTGCTAAAGTTCTTTGCAGCTATTATAACATCAAGCAAATCTTCTTGAGTTGCTTCACGAATTGTATATTCAGTCATTAGTAACGAGGGTTCCTTCCTTGTATCATGCCCCAACCTAGAAGCAAGAAGTCTTTACCCTGTTCACTTTCGTATTTAATTCTCATGGATCTTCCATGTCCAAGTATTTTTACTCTTGACGTAATGACATCCTCAGGATAGTCAAAGTCTGTTAGGTCATCTTGATTAGGTATTACTGGAAACTTTAATCTATATACCTGTTGGCTAGTCCCAAAGTTCTCAGCAAAGTCCCAAGCAGCAGATACCTTTAATGATGAAGGTCTGATTGATTCGAAACCTGCAGTAGGATTACCAGTAAATCCTGTCTCTGTCAACCTACAATATGTTACAATATATGGCGCATTCTTTTTAGTTACAGCATCACCGATAAAATCATACCCTGTCTCAGCAAAGGACGAGTAGTTTGTATCACCCCAATCTAAAAAACCTATGCTAGTAAAAGCACCCATAGTTATTTTGTTTGTTGAGCCATCTCTACAGATGAGTATAATAGCTGGATCACCTGTAGTTGAAGTAGAAATTTGTGTAGATGTAACATCGTTTGCTTGTGTTGCTACACCTGTACCTGATCCTGCACCTGAAGCTGTAAATACTGTTCCAACATTGTTGTTAGCTGCACCTAAAGCAGTAAAGTCTGTGTTTCCTGCAGTTTTAATTATGTACACGGTGCTAGTTACAAAACTACCTGCGTTTACATCTGTACCACCTGAGCTTGTCAGAACGTCATCTGCACTGCTGTTAGCTAAAACGTCAAGCTCTAGTGGTCTAGCTCCGTATCCTGAGAAGAAAGCCAACCCATCTACAGCGTCAGTGTTAGATGTCTGATCTGATATTTTCCAAGGAAAGAAAGCTTGGAGAGGTATGTCAAGTATAAGAAAGTTATTTATTTTAGATTCTACAGTCTCACTTGCGTCAGGGTAACCCCAATATATACGTTTGTTTATGCCATCGTAAACTGCTGTTACTTTTAGTTTAGCATCAGGATCAATAGCATCCCAAAAAGCTTGTATTGTAGGAATAGTTAAGTTTTGTTCTTTACCTTGACCTGACACATCATCTGTTGTTAATGTGTGAATACCAAACCTTGACCACCAAAAAGGAACACCTTCAGCTTCAACAAATGTTTCAGGTTGTAAGATACCTACTCTAGTAATTCTGTTTACAGAAAAGGACGATGCTCTAAACACACCGTCCACACCAGAGATTTGCCATACGCCATTCTCAGCAAAAACAAAGAGAGAGTTTTGGTAAGCATAAAGTTTTTGTATTTTAACAGCGTCAGGTATTCTTATCACCCCACCATCTGAGTCTAATAAATCTGACTCATACTCTGCTGTTGGGTCATTCTGTTGGTGACAAATACCTAAGTCAGATACTGTGTCTACAATCTTTGAGAAAAGAATAGTACCAGCATTCTCAGCACTGTCAACACCTGCATAAAAAACTCTACCAGAAAAAGAAACACAAGACCTAAACCTAGATGTCTCTGCATCAGTCATCTTGGTTAGACCTGTAAGACCTGAAGTTGTGCCTCGGTTCTTAGTAAAGAAGTCTAGTATATAGTGACCGTTTGCTGTTAGTGTTGTACCACCGTATATCTTTTCCCACTCAGAAGAACTATAGTTATTACTACTATCTTTACCTGCAAACCAAGGGTGGGTGAGTCTTTTAGTTAAGTCTGTAGGAGCACCATTACCTGTATTCCAACCAGCGTTTTGTGCGTCATACTTCCTGTCTTGAGAAGGGCTAGACTCATTATCAAAGTATGTGCTTGTGTCCCCTTGGAACTCAAAGTCTCTTACTTCAAAACTAACTTGTGTTACAGTAAACGCACCTGAAGATGAATTGTAGACTATAGCTATGGTGTTTATCTCTGGTGAAGATACAACCAAGTTACCTTTGATAGAGGTAAACTGACACTTAGCGTTCTCAGCACCAGCAGATCCAGATTGTTGATAGCTTGCTAAGTTTACAGAGTTTGATTCTACTTGGGCAGAATAAGGTAAAATACCTTTGTTGTAGAAGTAAAGTGTGCTACCTTTTTGTAGTACCAAGAACTCTAAGTCAGCGTTACCGCCAACGTTTATCCAGTCTCCTGTAGCTGTAATCTCTGAATCAGACAAAGTAAAGCTAGATAGTGTGTGACTGTTTTCGTACACCGCACCTAGTCTTCTACGTCTAGTTCCATCTCTGCGTAAGTCGCAGTTTAGTTCATCAACGGAAGCTCCTTCAGGAAACGTAAGTTCAGCAGCTTCAGTTATTAAACCTTTTACAAAGTTATTGACTGCCTTCTGACTTAGACTTTGAGCCATTACGTTCTATCTCTCTTTTTGCTGCATACTCTGTACGTTGAAGAGATTTAGTTTTAGCTTTATCTCTTAGGTAACTTTCTACAGCTTGTTTACCTTTTTCTAGGCTTGAGTATCTGCCTGATAATTCTTGTGGTACTTTACCTTTTTCAAATTTAATTATAAAAAATATGTAACCACTGTTTTCTTTTTCTACATAAATTTCTGACATCATTTTGTCAGACTTTATAACACAGCGTTGGTTTACTGTGTCGGTCTCTATATCAATCATCAGGTTCTTCCGTATTGATTTACTGATTTTATCCTTGTTTTGTACTGGTCATTTTGTACGTAAGATTTTAGTCTACGTGCAGCCTGATCAACCTTAGGGTCAGGACCACCCTTGAATAAACTCATGCAAGTTGACTTAGCTTCTGCCAAGAGTAAAGGCATTAGTGTGTTGTCTAAGTCAGGCTCAAAGCTGTCTGTCTGAGAAAAAGTTGGGTAAGTTGAACCCCAAGCTCTAGTCTTGTCAGCCTGTAGTGTAGCCTCTTTACTTACTTCGTAAGCATTCATAATAATATACTCATCGTCAAATGAGGTGTAGTATGAAGGTGCAGTATCGTTTAGAACGTATATGTCTACAGCACCGTCAAAGGTTTCTACGAGTAAACCAGTCTCACTCATCCTGTCAATAAAGGTCATAGGATCTACGAACTCTATTTCTCTAAAGTCTTTACTCGAAACAGTACCTACATTGTAATCAATCCTAGTTATTACTTTGGTTCTAGTAGGGTACTTGAAGTGTGTTGGTTTAGCTGAGTTTGATACAGCAGTTAGTGAAAGCAGTTTGTTATGCTCTGGTATTTCTCTAGCTGCTATAATATTGTAGTAAGTATCCTCTACAACTGAGGCTACCTGTTGCGCTTCTATAGTATCAGAGATACCGTTAACTTCTTCTGAGTCCATGTCTGATAGTATAGACTGTACTAATTGTAACAGAGTTGTTTTCATTATGATCCATCCACGCAGATAACTATGCAAGCTTCAACGTGTGAGCTTGGTGCACCTGCACACGCTATCTTTATAAAACTTCCTGCTGTAACTGTATTATTTGATGAGGGAGCTAGTGTATCTACGTCACCTGCAGCAGAACCTGACTGAGTTATAGTAAGGGTTCCCATTGAAGCACCTGCTGAATTAGTTATAGTAAATACAGCATCGCCACCAGATATAGCTGCTGTTAGAGCACTTTGTATTTTAGTTATAGTTCCTGCGTAAGGAATAGGTACATACAAATCACTTGCAGTAGAAATATCTGGAAACTGTACGGTTAACATGGACTGTCTAGATGTCCAAGAACCTGATCCTGAACCGTTAGCTAGGTAAACGTCACCACTACTTGCTGCGGCAACGCCTTTAGGTTCGTGTAAAAAGGGGTCAGTTAAAGTAGAGTGGTTTACGTTTGCCATTAAAATCTCCTAGTTAAGTAGGGTGCTCCCGAAGGAACACCCAAAGCTTATTTAAGGCTCGATGTATTCGATAACCAACTTGGCTTCACCAGCAGTAAATGCTGCTGTACCATAGATAGCTTCGACATAAACATCTGCACCACCAACAGTTGCTGTACCGCCTACTGCTGCACCATTACAAGCTACTGCTTTATCTGCACCAATAGCAGCCAAAGCAATCGTTGCGTCAATACCATCGGCATCAACTGCAGCACCAGCTTGAGTGTAAGTACCTATTGTCAATGTAGCTGAACCACCTGAGGTGAAAGCTGTTGAGACAATAAGACTAGCAGAAGTAATATACGAACCTGCTGGAATGAAAGCATCGTGATCTTGTGGAGTTGCCACAGATGAAGGAACTTCTGTTCCTGTGATATTCATCACCAATGATTTCTTCTGACTTGAAAGAGAAGTCCCACGCTTTGCTGGAGTTCCCTGTTCACCTGCGGTAAGAACCTCTAGACCGTCTGCGTTTACATAACTCATTAGTCTACCTCCTTACGCTACTGTTGGTTTCGTGACAACACGAACCATGTTTTCAGGACGATACAACTTGACACCATAACGAGCAGTTGTTACAAACTCGTGTCTTTGGAAGTCTTTGTTATAATCGTAGTCTACTTCAGGTTGTTGACGGAACGCACCCACGAATGGGTTTACAGACTGGTCTGCTGAGAAGAACAAGTTAACTACACCGTTTGTTGATGAGTAGTCTTGGTTAGCAGCAGCTAAGTCTGGTAGTGCGTTGTCGGTTGCTGTTGGTAGGAAGTTTGAGCAGTATACGTCAAACCCATATACGTTTGCTACGAAACGCATACCAGTTGCTATACCATCACGAACTAGTCCTTCAAAACGTGGGTTGTTTGACACGTTTATTACGTTGCTCAATGTGTTAAGTGTGTACTCAACAGACGGATCAACGATGGCTACCAAGTTGCTGTCTGGAACGTTCTGTTTTTTCAGAGCGTAACGTGCATAAGCAAATTCTTTTAAGGTGATAACTTCACCTGTACCAGTAGAACCAACACGCATTGAGATGCTGTTGATTGATTCTGATGAGTTTGCTGATACGCCAGCTTCAGGGGCAGCGAGAGTGGTTGTCTCGAAGTGCTCCATGATTGCACGTTCTTGTTCAGGTACAAAGCGTGACATTAATTCTGAAGAATAGAATGTGTCTTGCTCTGCTTTCTTTGTCATATAAGTAGCTGATGATAGATACTTATCGACTGTAAATGTGAAGTTACCTGTGTCGAGTGGACGATAGGTGACCGCACTATCTTCTGAGTAGTTATCTACCTGTGCCTGACCGATAGATGGAATGTTGAAAGTGTTTCCGTCAGGAAAACCATCAAGCATACGCACATATCGTTGTGCCATCATCTCGTCACGCAGAATTTCTTTTAATTCTGATGAATAGACCTGAGCACGTTGCAGGAACGAGGTATTAGATGTGGTCATTGCCATGTCTAAGTTCCTTTATTATGCACCAAACTTTTCGCCAAGACGGTTTTTGTCCTCGAACATTTGTTGTTGCGTCTTAGCAGAATAGTACAAGTTACGATTTTCTCTACGTAGTTTCTGATAGTAATTAAAATCTCGCTCCGTAGAGGACTGCATGTTGACACCTTCGGTTCGAACTGACCCACTAACCATAGGATTAGCTGGACGTTTGTTCTCACCTATAAGAGCGAAGAATGCGTTGGGTGACTCAGCAGCAATGTCCCGTAAACGATCTATTGACATACCAAGCTCTTCAGCTTTCTTTTCGATTTGAACCTTGGCTTCAGTGCCAAAGCTTCCCTCTAGTTCTTTATCAACGAGTTGTAGGTTGCCTTGAACTTTAGCTTCCAACTCTCGCTGACCTAGTGTCTTTTCTACAAGGCTCTTCAGGTCTTCCTCACTAAAGGTTGCAGTGGTGTTCTGTTCTTTAGTGCTACTGTTATTATTAGGCACTTCATTAGTCGCTGCAGTAGTTTCAGCGGCCTTGGTCTGAAGTTGGTCAAGAACTTCGTTTTTGTATTCCTGTTTCTTCAAGTCTTCCCTCATTTGACTGAGTTGGTCTTCAAGATTTTTAATGTAGCCATCAGCTTCTAATTTACCTTTGGCTAACACTTCAGGATTTTTCCAGTTCTCACCCTTTGCCTGTACAAGTTTATCAAGAAAAGATTCCTGTTGAGGGGTTTCCTGTCCTTGATTCTCGTTGTTCTGATCTTCCTGTGTGGTTGCAGTATTATCAGTAGTAAATACCATAATGTTATTCCTTATCTAGGTTAATAAGATCAAGCACTTGGGTTAGTGCTCTGTTGTAGCCGATACGATCAGCCATTTTGTGTGACCAAGCAGGGCTGTCATAGTCAGCCACAGTTGGTCTATCCTCAAGCATAGACTCAAGAATCTCTTCGAGAAGCAGAAGACTTTCTGAGTTGGACATAATCTTTTGTTTGATCTTGTCCTTGTCTTCTTGCGTCTTACATTTTTTAAACCAAGCAGCCTTCATTTATTTTTTCATAGGCTTCTTTTTTACTGGCTTCTTTTTCTTTTCCATTGGTTTCTTTTTCATAGGTTTCTTTTTCATACCATACATATTATAGACCCTTTTCTATGGCTATCTCTTGTTCCTCATTGTATTGTACTTCAGCCTCAGTACTAATACGTTGTGTCTCAAGTTGTTCAGTTACAGTTATGTTCTCACTAAATAGTGCTGGCTCTCCTAGCTCATCAGCTAAGATTCTTGCAAACTCTTTACCTGACAAGTGTACAGCCACCGTTGGATCAGAGAGTTTAATCTGATAAAGTTGTGTCAAGCTTTGTACTCTCTGTGCTCTTTCAGCAAAGTGTCTAGCACCCATAGGTACAATCTTACCGTTAGCCATTATGTCTTCTTTTGTAATTTGTTCAAAGAAGAATAAACCTGTATCATCATTAAGAACTCTAACTGTATCCGCAATATCCATATTACGTCTAGCCGCCTCAAGCATTGCGTTTAGTATAGGCTCTAAGAATACTCTTTCAAAGTGTGCAGTCTTGTGTTGAAAAATACGTCCTGCTGCAGTCATCAACTGCTGAACCTCAAAGGCTGTTTTCTCTCCTGCACTACGGATACCCATAGCTTCTCTTGGAGCACCAGCCATCATTTCCATCTTAGCTTCTAGGTTCTGTATTTGGAAGTCAGCGTTTAGTGCTGTTGGGTCAGGAGCTAGGTAACCTACGTCACCCTCTTCACCCATGTATATACGTGCTGCTGGCTCAAAGTCAAAGTCCTCTACGTCACCTCTGATCTTAATGATAGGGTAGGCTATCTGATCAAAGACATCAGCCTTGAGGTTCTCTAGGTGATCTATACGATACTGCATTCCTACAAGATTGTCAAGTGGTCCCATAGAATAAAGATTGTCTGGACGGTCTCTCCAACCTGCATGAAAGATAGAAGACTTGCCTAACCAGTTTGGATTTTGTTCGTTTAGTATTACGTAGGCTCTGTCTACGATAGTAATAACTCTATTCTTATGGAAGGTGTTAGTATCGTTATCGTAGATGTCACCGTAGAATGTCATAAGCTCTACGTAGTCTGACTCGTAGTACTCATTTAGATTAGTAAAACCATCAGCAGTAAATGCGTGAGCTTTGTCTACGTCTACATCGCTACCACCGTAGCCGTTTACTGAAGCTCTGTTTGTCAGCATCCTGTCAAAGATTTGTTTCAGGTATGCATTGTCAACAGTCTCTTCTATTTGTCTAGATAGCTCACCTGTAGTTAAAACTGAACGGACAATTTTAGGGCTATCTCCGAAACTTGAAGCAACTGGGTTGAAGCAGATGTCAAATGGAGAAATCCTGACAAGCTTAGGTCCAACATAGTTGACAGAAAGCTCTCCATCTTCATACTCCGTATAGTCTCTAGCAAACTCTACTGTAGCAAAACAGTTGCCGTACTGAATGTAGTCGTTAATAAGTTTACTTACAGTGTTTTCAAAACTAGATTGACGTATTTTGTTTTCCATGTAAGATTGGATAACGTCACGCTTAGACTTTACATTTGAGTCTTCATCGTGAGCTTCAAACCTAAAGAAACGCTTCTGTGGAAATAAAGCTGAGAAATAGTTAGCGTGTAGGTTGTCAGCTATTTGTGTTAGCTTTGGTGTAGTCGTACTGTTAGTCCAAGGTAGTTTACTGTTGGATGTAGTTCTTGTGTCCGTAGCGTAAATATAGTTACGTAACTCTTTCCACTCTTCAATCTTTGGACGCCTTGCGTTGTTCCACTTTGTCCAGCGATCTGCAATATCTACTGCAAGACTGTGTGGATCAATCATAGTCTGCAGGTCAATAGTTGTTCCAGCCATTAGAAGGATACCCCACCGAATCTAGAATTAAACTGTACCACGTTATCTTTACTCCTACGTATTGTTCTAGCTGGCTTGACAGCCATGTCAATAACTGAGGCTAAAGCATCTATAATATCATCGTGAGCAGGGTTTCTAGATGACAACTCTTCCTCTAGTAGTTGAGTGTTGCCGCCTCTATAGTGCCATATACTCATGTTATCATAACGTGGCTCAAGTATTGAAGCTATGCGTTCTTGTTTATTACCTTGACTTTTGTTAGGTCTGTACTCATCAATGCTTATAGCTAGTCCGTGTTGCTTGATAAGTTCTTTGAGTTGCTTGACGATTGCCATTTGTGCAACTGTTGTTTCTGCTCTAAGTTTTCTGAATGACCACTTGTTTGACATGTGGAGTATGTTTTCGAAGTAATCAGATATTCTGTCAGTCCTGAATCTGTCGATGTCCAAGACGTAGATGTTGTTTTCTGAGTCAATTCCTACCACCACTATGGCTGTATAGTCAGCACGTTTGTTTAAACTAAAAGCAAAATCAACAGCAGCAAATACGTTCAGTCTATTTTGTTTGTAGAAGATAAATCCATTTTCTTCTCTAATGTGTTTTCTTTCGTAGTACTGAAACTTATCTGGCGAGACAGGTACGTTGTCAGGATCTGTAGGGTCATTGTAGTACTGTGCTCTAAACTGCCCTTTGTCTAAGTACTGACCACGTTTCTTTGCTAGTATCTTCATGTCAAACCCAAACCACTTACCGTCTTTGCGTTGGGTTCTAGGCCAAAGAAACTCTCCTGTTCCATCTCCTCTTTCTTCTACAGGTTTCTCAAATACCTCATAGATACTGTCCTCACCTATCTTATCACCTCTTAGATTGTACTGATCCTCTGTCATCTGTAGTAGATCGTTGTATAGATCAGCAGGGTGATACCTAGTTCCTACTACCCACTCTTTAGCTTCAGCGCCTTCAATAGACGAGAGAAGAGAGTACTGGCTTTTGACTTTATTGCGTCCTTCGCCTGTGTAAGCATTTTCATACACCACGCAGTCATCGAGGACAGCAATGTCGCAATGTAAGCCTGTAAGCGAAGTAGTGAGTCCACCAGTAAAGATCGAAGGGTCTCTAACATTTTCTTTTTTCCTCAATGGGTGATCTAACATAATCTCTGAGTTAGTCCATCGTGTTCGTTTACCTTCATCAAAGTTTACGTGTTCAGGCCAATACCTTCTGTATATCTCTGAGGTCAGTATGCCTTTGATAAAACCTAGTTGTTTCTCAGCAAGGTTAGCTGTAGCTGATATGTATAGTATACGCAAAGTTGGATTCTTTGTCAACTCCCAAGCTACCCTAAAAGCAATTAATCTTGATTTTCCGTGGTCTCTAGGAAAGAGTAGAAGTTGATGTGTCTTTGAGTCAGGTCTTGTCCACCAGTTACAGACATCCTCATGTGCTTGCCCTAGTATCTGCTCTGGTGCTACTAGTCTGATAAATGTTACAAGATCACTTTCAGCAGCTATTCTGATTTGCTCTTGTGTTGACATAACCTAGGCTAGGTCTCC